CTAATGGCTGTAGTATCGCAGAGTATTCCTAATTTTATTAATGGGATTAGTCAGCAGACACCCACTCAAAGGGGGATTAATCAAGGGTCTGACCAAATTAATTTACAAAATAATATTGTAGATGGTTTAAGTAAAAGACCTTCATTAGAATATGTAGCGACTTTAGATAGCACTAATGTTTATCCTAACAAAACTAAAATATGGAACATTCAGCGTGATGAGTCTAACCAGTATATGTGTGCGTTCTACAATGGTGGAATTAAAGTATATGATTTAGCAGGTAATTCTAAGACAGTTACTATCGCTAGTGGTTCTAGTTATTTAACTTCAACAAATCCAAGAGAAGATTTTAAATTAGTTAATATTGCAGATTATACTTTCTTAGTAAATAAATCTGTTACACCAACAGCAGATTCAAATACTTCGGCGGCTAAACAAGAAGAGTTTTTAATTTATGTTAAAGCAACAAACTATGGTAGAGAATATTCAGTTACTTTAACTCACGCTAGTATAACTGGTGGTATTAAAGTTATCTTTCAAATGCCGTCAGGTAATGACGCAACAACAGATAGTGAATTTAGAGATTCAAATAAAATTAAAGATATATTATTATATGGTACTTCTAGTACACACTGGAATGGCAGTGCTTCACAAATAGGATTTAAAACTGTTAGAGCAGATAACAATTCTACTTTAAGTACCTCACAAGGATTAGCAAACTATTCTGGTATTACAAGTCATTTTACTTTTGAGTCGTATGATAACGTAATTTACGGAAAACCAAATAATAACAATTCTTCTTATACTGTTAGCACTTCAGATGGTGCAGGTAGTACAGCTATGTATCACATTAGAGATACAATACAGGATTTTAGTAAACTTCCTTATTATGGAAAAACAGGAGTTATAATAAAAATTACAGGGGAAGAGGGTGATACACTTTCAGATTACTATGTTAAATTTACTGGTAATGGTGTGTGGTCTGAAACAATAGCACCTGCTACAAGTTTAGGTGTAACAAACAGCACAATGCCTCATGCTCTTATTAATAATAATAACGGAACATTTACATTTCAAGAATTATCATGGGACGATAGGGTGTGTGGTGATAGTGATACTAATGCTAACCCTTCTTTTATTGGTAAAAAAATACAAAATTTAACATTCTATAAAAATAGATTAGGAATACTATCAGGTGAAAATTTAATTTTATCTGAAAACGCAGGGTTCTTTAATTTCTTTGCAACAACAGTAACACAAGTTTTAGATACAGACCCTATTGATATATCAGCGTCAGGTACGCAAGTTAATACATTGAAAAACTCTGTATCATTTAATGAAACATTATTGTTATTTTCAGATACAGCACAATATAAACTTGACCACGCAGGTGACACAATCAGTCCAACAACTGCTATACTTAATGAAGTATCTAGTTTTGAACATGATGATACAGTATCACCTATAGCGGCAGGTAGATTTGCATACTTTACACAATCAAGAAATGCAAACACAGCCGTAAGAGAATACTATGCAGATGATGATACACTAACTAATGATGGTTTAGATATAACAGTAGCAGTACAAAACTTACTACCTACTAACCCATATCAAATTATTAGTAACACGATTGAAGATACACTTATCTTTTTACATGCAGACACCGCAGACTCACAATCTGCACCTTATACTACAGGGTCAAATGTAACAGCAACTAATGCAGACACTATGTATGTTTATAAATATTTCTTTGATAGAGGAGAGAAAGTACAAACAGCATGGTCTAAATGGGAATTTAATGGTGTTAAAATATTAGGTGCTTTGTCTTCAGACAGTTATGTTTATGTCTTTACGGCAGAAGGAACAAATACAAAATTATTCAAAATAGATTTACGAAATTTAAAAGACCCAACATTAGGTTTTAATTGTTATGTTGATTTAAAAACTGAAGTAACTGGTTCATATTCTAGTGGGACAGGTCTAACAACTTTAACGTCACCTTATGGTGCAAAAACAGGACTAATAGCAATAGATAGAACTAACGGAACAAATTATGTTTTAACAAATACGTCAGGGTCAACTTACACTTTAGTAGGAAACCACACAAGTTTATGGATAGGTGTGCCGTATGAATCTAAATATGTTTTAAGTCCACAATATATTAGAGAAGATACTGGTAAAGGATTAGTAGCAGTAACTTCAGGTAGATACCAAATTAGAAACATATCGTTTGACTATGAAAACTCTGGTTACTTCCAAGTAGAAGTTACACCAGAAAATAGAACAACTAACACAACATTTATGACAGGTTATGTAATTGGTTTTACAGGAGCTCCTAACAATGTAGCGATTGCTACAGGTACACTTAGAGTTCCTATACAAGCTAGAAACACAGCGTTTGAATTACATATTAAAAGTTCTTCACATTTACCAATGCACATAGCAAGTGCAGAAGTAGAAGGCTACTATCATAGACGTTCAAGAAGAATGTAATATGGAAAAATATGTACGCAATGCAGAGCTAAAAGATATTCTACACTTAGCTCCTAAGATGAGAAAAGAAGATGTAGAAGAAGTATTAGCCTCAGATAATATGAGTCCCCTTGAGTCTTTAGTTGTACCATTTACAATTAAAGGTGCAAAGATTTATAGCATTATAGGTACAAAAGAAGAAGGTGTAATAGGTATGTTTGGTTCAACACCAAGTACACAAGCAGGTTATGGTGTAGCATGGTTGTTATCAAGTACAGAACTATTTAATCATACTAGACAATTTTTAAAAGAGTGTCCTTATTGGGTAGCTCAGATGTCAGAAGGTTATACTCACTTATTTAATTTTATAGATAAAAGAAATTGGCAATCTTTAAAATGGTTACAGTTTCTAGGGTTTGAACCTAAAGAAGAAATAACAGAATTTGGTCATGCAAAAATACCATTTTTATTAGTAACGAAGGAGATAAAAAATGTGCGGAGTGAATGAAGCAATGATGGCTATGAAAGTAGTCGGAGCAGTCGCTAGTCATAACGAAAAGAAAAGAGTTGCTAAAGAAAATGCTATGGCTAACGCCAGAGCTCGTATGACCGCAGACGCCGCTTATCTTAAAGACTTAGGTAAAATTGAAACAGAAAGAGGCATGGCGGCAAGAGAAAAAGCTATTGCTGAAATGGCTGAAAATCAAAAAAGAAAAAAAGACCAAGCAACAGGAATTAATTTAGGATTTGGTAATGCCACAAGAGTTGTTCAAAATATTGGGACAATTATGGACGCTGACTTTAATCAAATTAATGCAGAATTTATGGGTGATATGATTACCTTAAATAATCAAAGAGATGACGCTTATGCAAATATGAAGCGTACTTATAATAGTTTAACCCCAGTGTATGAACCAAGCATGATGAGTTTAGGATTAGATATAGCAGGTGCAGGTGGTTCTTACATGGCAACACCAAGAGATGAAAGACGATTCTTTACTAACTATGGTGCGAAAGCGAGTTCATAAATATGGCATATAAATCAAAAGTAACAAATAAATATTTTGGTTCTACTTATGAAGGTAGACCTAATGTCGCTAAAGAATCACCTTTCAGTGAACTAGCAAGTGCTATAAATAGAAATGTTGATAGCTTTCAAGCCGCAGGAGACAATTATATTAAAGGTAAAAAACAAGACGCTATTGCAGAAATAAATGAATTATATGCGTCTGGTAAAACTTCTGATGAAATATCTGCTTTATTATTAAGTGGTGAAAATGAAACACTTTCTAATTTCTATGCAGAGTCGGCAGTGCAAGGACAAAATGGTAGATTTGCGGCGGCAGAAATGGTTGCTAAAATAAATCAATCTGTAGAAGCAGGTGAATATGATTTTGTTAATGACAACTTAACAAATTTTCATAAAAAGTTTTTAGCAGATTACAAACTTAATTCACAAGATGATAGTTTTATACTAGGTTTCTCTGCTGTTTATAATGAATTTAAAGCTAACGCCGCTATTGAAGATGGTAAGAAAAAAGGTGAATATCATAATAATCAATTAGTGCAAAAATCAATTACTCTTTTAGAGACAGTTCCAATTAATGAGTATGACACAAAATTAATTCCTATGTTAGAGTCATTAAGTGTTGAAATGCCAAAACTAGATGGCAAAGGTAAAAAGAATTTTCTAGTTAATGGAATACAAAAGAAAGAAATACTTATAGGTCTTGCTAATAAAAAATATTTAACAGCTACGACTGACGCAGAATTAAATGCCGCTCTTAAAATATTAGAAATAGATAGAGGAACAGGTAGTGGTGGTAACCCATTAGGAGCATTAGTTGATAGTGATGAAACAGCACAAGCTCTTGTTGCTAACATTAATGCAAAGAAAGTAGCTTTAGCAAATCAAGAATATACAAATGGTCAACGAGCTATTGAAGCTGAACAAAAAGGTTATGTCCAACAAATTAGTGCATTGTGGTATGGTGGAACATACACTGACGCTAATGGACAAGAAGTAACAGTAAAAGCTAATGAAGCAGAAGCAGAAGTTATTATCAATGAAGCCTTAGATAAACACCCAGATTTAGTTGCGTCTTTAGTTGCAATTAAAAGTAACAATCAAGCCTTAAATTATAATGAAACAGGTATTCGTGATTTAAAAATGAGAATAATGAAAGGTGACTTTGTTGGAAATTATAAAGGTTTCTTAGAAGCCGCCGCTACAGCAGGAGCGACAAGCTCAGATTTAAGTGCATTAGAAACAGCGTTTGGTTGGGCTGAAGGAAGAGTGACAAACAATCAATACTTAGACCCATTTAGAGATGATAATATGTGGCAAGAAAGCAATCAATATCTTCATGGTATTATTGTGCAAAAAGCCGCTACCTTTGGACAATGGGATAAAGGTGTTCCAAATGACATTTTATTTAGAGACGCTTCGTATGCGTATGAACAAAAAGTAATGGAGTGGTACGGAGACATTGATAATAAAGAACCAAGTCAAGTTGCTAATGGTGGACAAGATTGGAGAACATGGAACTCTAAAAGAAAAGAATTTATGAAAAATGCTGAAGAAGAAATTTTAAAACAATTCTCTAGTGAAGATTATTTTACAGCCATGAAAAACATTATAGCTAGTGGAGATACTGATTTAATATCCGCCGCAGTTAAAGGTGACGCCGCAACAGAATTAATTAATAAGAATGTGACGGACATAGTTACAAACATGGATACAAAGAAATTCTTTGATACTGCCGCTAACATGTTAATTGAGCCAGAACAATTATTATTACAAAATCCTGATTTCTTATCAGATGTAAATGACCTTAATGCTATGGGTGTTTCTATCTCAGCAGAAGATTTAGCAGACATGGTAATAAAAAATAGTGGTCAAGAAAAAATAGACCTTAATGAAAGAAAACAAAATATTGCAACAAACATTTCAACATTGTTGGCAGATGGTTTTGAAGCTACATTCCCTCAATTACTATCTGAAAATGAAAGTGGTTTTGTAGAAACAATTAATTTCTTTAAAGATTATGGTGCAGACAGAGCTAAAGAAAATACAGAAACAGTTACAAACTTTTTAAATAGTGTGTTTGGTGAACTTACTGGAACAGGAGAAAATTTTAATCCTGCTGTTTTAAATGTATTAAGTGAAGAACAAATTGATTTAATTGCAGTTGCTCTTGGTGTTGACCAAGATGACTTCTTAGATGTTTTATTAAAAACGTACCCCAATTTTAGGAGAGAGTAATGGATTCAACTGGATATACTAAATCTATTGGCACAAATACAGGCACAAATAAAAATGCAATGAACGCCAGAGGGTTTAGAAGCAATAGAGAAAAGAAACAGTACGATAAACTTAAAGAATTAGAAAAACAACAACAAGCCTTAGAACGATTACAGTCAAATGAATTTCAAAATATTTTAAAACGATATTATAGTAATAGACCTACTATGCTTGAAAGACCTGATTTTAATACAATGAGTAAACCTGAATTACTTGATTATTTCTATAATGATAGAACATGGCGTACTAATAACACTATGTCTTTAACAAGAGATGTCTATGATTTACAGACAGGTTCAGACCAAGATTTACAAGACTGGGCTATTATCAATCAAACCTTTGTTGATTTACCGAATTGGTATGATGACCCTAATAGAAGTTTTGTAGAGTGGGCGAAAGATTTTGCACCTGCAATGGTTGCTGACCCTATTAATATTATTGGTTTTGGTGTTGGTGGACAAGCTGTAAAACAAACAGTTGCTCAAGTTGCCAAAGCAGGAATGAAAGAAGTTGGTAAAAATGAATTAAAAAAACAAGCTATTAAAAAAGGTATGTGGCTTGGTGCAAAGCGTGAAGCTAAAGTTGCAGGAGCAACAATGGTTGGATTTGACGCTTTAATGCAATCGAATGAAATGACCGCAGGACTAACTGATGAATTTAATTTTAAAAGAACTATGTTAGCAGGTGGTGTAGGTGCACTTACAGGTGGAGTTATGGGTGCAGGATTTGGTGCATGGGGTACAAAAAGTAAAATAGGAAATTACTATAAAGATTTAGATGGTGAATTAGTTGATGTTAAAGCCTTTGGTACAAAAATTAATGGTGTAGCGGCAACTAAAAAAAGTAAAGGATTTCACACAGATGAAAAAGGAAACATTATTGAAAGTAATGGTGGTGAACTAGGTGTTGGTGCTAGAGTTATTGCAGATGATAGAGGCAATGTTGGCACAGTTATGTCAATGTCTGAAGGTAAAATTAAAGTACAATTTGTATCTGAAGACGGAGCTAAAGCAACTAAGACATTTAAAGAAGATAACTTAACAGTTATTCAAGGTGTAGACGCAGACCCTACAATACTTCCCCCAGAACTAGCAGGAGCTAAACCTACTTATAATTATGGTGATAGAAGTATCGAATTAGAATTTGAAAATGATATTGCTAAAGCTCTTTATATTGTAGGTGGTAAAGGTAAAAGTGCTTCACATAAAGCCTACATGGCTTTCTTAGAAAAAGCAGGTGTTAAAGATATAGCAAAAAAAGCACAAGCTGTAAGAGATGAAATTAAAGCTCAAGCTAAAGGTGGTTCAGATGTAGCTCAAGTAAAAGCTAAAACACCTAAGCCAAAAAAGAAACCTATTGTTAAACCTGATGAAACGGAAGTTATCAAAAAGAAAGCAGATGATGTTGATAAACAAGTTAAAACGTATTTAGATAGTATTACTAGAAAAATATTTAAAAATAAAAAAAGAATTAAATCTGACACAGCACCAAAAACTTTTGAAAGATTACTTCGAAAAATAGTTAAAGGAGAACTTAATTCTACTATTCGTTTGTCTAAAAGAAACATGGAAGATGTTTTAAAAAAGATTGAAGAAGCGGCAAACACAAGATTTAAAAGTTCAACACGAAAAGAAATTTTAGCTGATTTAAAATTACTTGCAGAGACAGGTACAGAAGGTGGTGAAAGATGGACAGTAGGACGTATGTTTGAAGTTAATGTCTTAGAATCTTTAGAAGCTAAATTAAAAATACATGAAAAAGCAAGTACACCTGTAGAAAAAAATCAAGCAGATAAAATGTTAGAAGAGTCTTTAGATGAAGCTATTTCTGTTATGGAAGCTGTAGATAAGATTGCTACTAATATGTCTGATAACTTAGCAAGTGGTAATATTGTTGTAGGTGGAACTGAAGCAACATTTCTACGAAGAAAATATATAGCAACAGAAATTAAAAATGTAGTTAAAAATATTAAGCGTATGCCAAAAGGTGAAGAAAAATCTTTGCTTCTTAAAAATATAGCTCGAAACATGAAGAATGAAAATCGAATGAATAAGATTATTCGTAAAGCTAATATGAATACAAAAGAAGGAAGAGTTCGATTTGGTGAATGGCTTAATGAATATACAACAGCAAACTTACTATTTGACGCTACAACACACATGGTCAACTTATTGTCTGGTGCAATTAGATACCAGTGGTCAATAGCTCAAGCTCTGACAAGAGGTGCTATTATGTCAAGAGCAAATAAAAAACAAGGTTTACAACAAATGGCTATGGCGGCAGATTTGTTTACAGGTCAATTTAGATTTTTTAATATTGCATTTAAAAAAGCTCAAATGAGTTGGAAAGCAAACAGAGCTATTGGAGATTCTATTGAACATAGAGTAGATGGCAGACAACAACGAAGCATGGAAATATTTTCAGAACAATTAAAACAAGAAAATAGTATTAGTGCAAGAATGTTGGGTAAAGCTATGAGTCCATTCTCTAAACTTATTTATCATTCATTAAAAGGATTACAAGCAGGTGATACTTTTATGAAACAAGCATTTAACAGAGCCGCTAGAGTAGCTAATGTTAATCAGCGTCTACGAACACAATATCCTGAATTATGGAATGGTAGAAAAATATTTAAGAATAAAGTAAGTGCAGTTAAAGAAGACCAAACAGTTAAACATTTAGATGAGCTTATTAGATTTGAACAAGCTAAAACTAAACCTAATGTAAAAAGAATTGAAAAATACCAAAAGAAAATAAAAGCATTACAAGAACAAATTAAAATAAAAGATAAAGACGAATTTTCAAGAACATGGAAAGAGTTGTTTAATCAGTATGAAGATGAATTTGGAAACTTTACTTCTACAAAAATGATGAGTGAAACAACTTTAGAAACATTTGATGACTTATCTAAACACATTTTGAATGACCCTTTATTTATTGCAAGGGAAAATACATTTACTAACTCACTAAGAAGTGACATTGTACCTGACGCTGTAGACCCATTAATGAATAACAATGATGGTTTCTCAGGTTGGTTACTTAGAAAAACAAATCAGTTACCAATATTTAAAGTTTTATTTGGATTACACTTTATTAAAACACCTGCTCAACTTCAGCGTTTTGCGTGGCAAAATACACCTTTTCTAAATAAATTACATTTTCAATTTAAAGCAATGGCAGATTCACCTGACCCTATAACAAGAGCTCATGCTAGAACGATTACTGCAACAGGAACAGCGTTGTATGGTATGGGTGCAACTATGGCTATGTTAGGAAAAAATCATGGTGGTAAACACCCTGACCCAGAAAAAAAATATTCATTAGAATTTATAGATGAAAATGGTGAACCATATTATGTGCAATACAAAAGGCTCTGGCCTCTAAGTATTCCACTTCAAGTTACAGCAGACATTAGTGACATGATGAAAGAAATGCCTGACATTTGGGGTGACCCTATGCACCAACAAGCAAATGATAAATTTGGTGCTATGGCAATGCACATGGGTGCGTCTACTATGGCTATGTTTTCAAACATTATGTCAGCAAACTTAATGACGTCAGATATGTTTGATACAATAAATATGTTGTTTGATGGTGCGGCAGGTTATTCAGACCAAGCCACAGAAACAAAAGTATCTTTACTTAAAAAAGATTTAGTTAGAAAATCTACAAAATTAATTCCTGCTGTTACAGCGTGGAGATGGTCTAATAGAGAACTAGCAGAAGCAGATAAAGAAGCGAGGTCTATGTCAGATATTATAGCTCAATCTACACCTATAGAATTAGCAAAATTATTAGATATAGACTTGTATCACTTACAACCAAAAAGAGACCCTGCAGGAAACAAGCAACCTAAAGTACAAGGTATGTCCATCTTTGGAGTAACAAATTGGGATAACCCTTTAAAAGTTTCTAGTAACTGGTGGAAAGATATTCTTGAAACTCAAGATGGTAAAGACAGATTAGCAAGTGTTGATATTGGTTACACTAAACCATTAAGTACAGTAACAGAGCAAGGCTATAAAATTGCTGATATGAATAATTTATATGTTACTGGATATAAACACCCTGTTACAAAACAAATGGTTAAAGGTGATGGAACACAAACTTTTTATGATTTAATGTTACAGTTAAAAAGTGAAATGCGACTTGGTGGTAAAACACTTAATGAAAGATTACGAGAAATGTATGATAACCCTTCAAGTCAATTTAGATTGAATGTTATTAGTACACACCAAATGCAAGGTAAAAATTTAGATGGAGATTACACTAGAGAAATTATTAGAGCGTATGAACAAGCGGCTAAAGAATGGTTAATCTTTCACACTTACAATGGAGAAGAAGTTGGTAATAAACCTATTATAGTTCAGAAAATGGAATCAACTATGAGTTTGGTGATGATGGTTACTAGGGAATATAAAGAAGCAACGCAAAGGGATATTAAACGATTAAATGCCTTAACCAATGGCAAAAAGACATATTAAATAAAGTACCCCTTTTAGAAGAGATATAATCAAAAATAGAGGATAATTAATGGCTAACAGTTTTGTACGTTACACAGGTAATGGTTCGACTACAGCATATTCTATACCATTTAGTTATAGAAGTACGGCTGACCTTACTGCTAAAATAGCAGGTGTAGCTACTACAGCTTTTACTTTAAATGCGGCAGGAACAACTTTGACGTTCAACACCGCTCCTGCTTCAGGTTCAGCTATTGAGATTAGACGTACAACTTCACAAGATTCAAGACTGACAGACTATGCGTCTGGCTCAGTATTAACAGAAACAGATTTAGATACAGATAGTACACAAGCGTTCTTTATGGGACAAGAAGCTATTGATGACGCAGGTGATGTTATTAAGGTATCAGCAACTAACTTTCAATGGGACACTCAAAGTAAAAGACTTACTTTAGTAGCAGACCCAGTAAACGCTCAAGACGCAGTAACTAAAAACTGGCTAACTACAACGTATTTAACTTCAGGCAGTATTGCTAATATTAATACAGTAGCACCCATTTCAGCTAACGTAACTACAGTTGCAGGTATTGCCAGTAATGTTACGTCTGTAGCAAGTAATGCAACTAACATTAATACAGTTGCGACTAACATAGCTAATGTAAATACTGTAGCGGCAGACATTGCTAAAGTAATTGTAGTAGCTAATGATTTAAACGAAACAGTTTCAGAAATAGAAACTGCGGCGTTAGACTTACAAGAGACAACTTCAGAGATTGATACTGTATCAAATAGTATTACTAATGTTGACGCTGTTGGAACAAATATAGCGAATGTTAATACAGTCGCAGGTATTAATGCAAACGTCACAACAGTTGCAGGGATTGCAAGTGATGTAACGGCGGTAGCAGGTATATCTACAGCAGTTAGTGCAGTAAACTCTAACAGTACAAATATTAATGCTGTAAACTCTAATGCAACAAACATTAATACAGTAGCAGGAGCTAACAGTAATATTACAACTTTAGCAGGTATTAATGCAAACATATCTACTGTAGCAGGAATTTCAGCTAATGTAACAACAGTGGCAGGTATTAACGCCAATGTTTCTACAGTAGCAGGTATTAGTTCAAATGTTACAGCAGTAGCTAATGACGCAACAGATATTGGTACAGTGGCAACTGCCATTACAAACGTAAATAATGTTGGTGGTTCTATAGCAAACGTAAACAGTGTTGCTTCTAATTTATCAGGAGTAAACTCTTTTGCAGAAAGATATAGAATTGCAAGTTCAGCTCCCTCTACAAATAATGACATTGGAGATTTATATTTTGATTCTACGGCGAATGAACTTAAAGTTTATAAATCGTCAGGTTGGGCGGCGGCAGGTTCTACAGTAAATGGAACTAGCAACAGATTTGAATATACTGCAACGGCAGGTCAGACAACATTTAGTGGTGCAGACAATAATTCTGCCACAATGGCTTATGACGCAGGATTTATTGACCTATATGTCAACGGAATAAAATTAGCAAATTCAGATTTTACAGCAACTTCAGGAACAAGTGTAGTTCTTGCAAGTGCGGCGGCAGTTAATGATATTATTTCAGTCGTGGCTTACGGAACATTCCAGTTAGCAAACATATCAATAAAAGATTTAACAGATACACCTGCTTCTTTTGGGACAGCGGGACAAGCTCTTGCTATGAACCAAGCAGGAAACGCAGTAGAATTTCAGACTATACAAGCGTCTGAATTAACAACAGCAGGAAACGTATTTTCAAATTATAATACTGTTTCTGCTAACGCAACAACAACAACTTCATCAACGCAAAATTCGTTTTTGAAAGGCTCAATTAGTGTAATCAATAATGCAATATGGACTATTGCAGGAAATGGAACACTAGAAATACTAACTTAAAAGGAGAAACAATATGGCTAGTAAAATAAAAGTAGACCAGATTGAGGGAAGCACAGGTTCTTCTATAACTATCCCTTCTGGTCAAACATTAACAGTAACAGATGGTTTGGCAGCTTCTACTATTGCAAGTGGAACATTAGCAGACGCTAGAATACCAAACCTTAACGCAAGTAAAATTAACGCAGGAACTTTAGCAGACGCACAGATTCCTAATTTAAACGCAAGTAAAATTAATGCAGGAACAATTCCTGTAGCAAGAGGTGGAACTGGTGTAACTTCATTAGGTGCGGCAGGCACAGCACTTAAAGTAAATTCAGGTGGAAGTGCTTTAGAATTTGGTGCAGTTGCTTCAAAAATTATTGGTATGGAAAAAGTTTACCATAGTACAACTGCTGTTGCATTTACAAATCAATCAGGAACAAGTTTAGGTGCAAATAGTATTTATTACCCTGTGGGTTTAAGAATAGGGGGTACTTATAACAAACAAGTATCTAACTCACACATAAGAGTGCAAGGTTGGTATAACTTTCACCACAGTTCTTCAAATATTCATGGAATGGTGGCATGGAGAGATGGTCAAACTGGTTCTATAAGAAACTTTAACCATGACGCTAGAGATAAGGGTTGGTATGGTGCTAGTAATGGTTCTTGGTCTATGGCTTATGATGTATGGTTTGATGGCTCAGTATCCGCACAAGTACAAGGTACAGGAAACATGACTTTTTATGTAGCAGGTGCGGTATCAGGAACTAGAACTCATACGCATGAATTAAATGCAAATGGCTATAGCAACTCTATTGAAAACCAATCTGATAGACCTAACTATGGTGGTTTTTCATCAATGATTGTAACCGAATATGAAGCATAATTTAAAAGGAGATAAATAAAATGAACACAATAATCAAAGCTGTTTTGGAAATTAACCCAGACGCAGTAACTATGGCTGAAGTGCCTCAAGGTGAAGTGATGACTTATGAGCATATTCAATGGTTAGAAGATACACCAGTTATTTCAAAAGAAGAAGTAATGGCAAAAGCAGAAGAAATACAAACAAGAGACGCACATATAGAACCAAGAAGAAATGCTTATCCTAGTTTCGATAAGCAATTTGAGATGATGTATGATGACCAAGTAAACGGCACAACGACTTGGGTAGACGCTGTTGCAAAAGTAAAATCAGACAATCCAAAAAATTAAGGAGATAATAAATGGCTAGAAATAGAGACCTCTCGAAACTTTTAAGTACAGCTAACGGTAAAATTGGTGGTAGTAACTTAGATGTTTCATTTGAGAACATAAGTGATACTGGTACTGAAGGAACTAAAGTAGCTTCTGGTACTACAGCACAACGAGGCTCTACAACTGGTCAAATTAGATTTAATACTACGACTAATCTTGCAGAATATTATGATGGCAGTGATTTTAAAAGTATTGATAGCCCACCAACAATTTCATCTATATCCCCCACAAGTATTGGGGAAAGCCAATTAGGTTCTAGTCAAACAATTACTATTACTGGTGGTAATTTTTCAAATACAGTAACAGCCAAAATTATTGGTAATGATGGAACAGAATACACGCCTGTATCAACAACAAGAAATAGCATTTCACAAGTTACAATTACAACGCCAACAAATTTAACAAACGCTAATGAAAATTATAATGTTAAAATTACAAATATTTCTGGTTTGTCAGCTTCTTTAGCAGACGCATTAAGTATAAATGCAACACCAGTATTTTCTACTGCGGCAGGTTCACTAGGCACACTACAAGCTAATAATCGAGCCGCTTCAAATTTAACAGCAATTTCATTTTCAGATAGTGATAGCACAGCAACCGTTTCAGTTACAACTGGTTCAATTCCTTCAGGATTAACTTTAAATTCAAATGGTACATTTTCAGGAACAGCTAATGCTGTAACTGGAAACACAACATCAACTTTTACAGTCACAGCAACAGATGGTTCTGAATCTGCTACAAGACAATATACAATAACAGTCAATGCACCTTTAGAAATCGAAGCATTAATAATTGCAGGTGGTGGAGGAGGTGGCACTCTAGGTGGTGAAGGTGGTGGAGGAGGTGCAGGTGGATTAGTTTACTACGGCACAGAAACACCTAAAACACCAAATGGAGGTGTACTAACTCTTACCGCAGGACAAACCTATACAGCGACAATAGGTGGTGCAGGACAAAAAAGCACAACTTATTCGAGAAATGGAACAAATGGTGGTAACTCATCATTTACTGGTTCTGGTATTTCAACTACTACAGCAGTAGGCGGCGGTAAAGCAGGTGCATATCCTGACAACTGTGGAAACTGTGGTGATGGTGAAAATGGCGGCTCTGGTGGTGGTGGGGGTGGAAACTACGCAGGTGGTGGCTCACACTCTGGTGGTTCAGGTACTTCTGGGCAAGGACATGATGGTGGTGACGGAAATCTACATGGCGGCGGTCAATATGAAGGCGGCGGCGGTGGAGGTGCAAGTCAAGCAGGTGGCTCAGGCTCGTCAAGTGGTTCTTTTGCAGGTGGTGACGGTGGTGACGGATTACAATATTCAATAACAGGTTCAGCAACATACTACGCAGGTGGTGGTGGTGGTGAAGCAAATGGTGGTACTAAAGGAAGTGGTGGACAAGGTGGTGGGACAAACGCCGCAAGTGGTTCAGACGCACCTGCCAACACTGGTGGTGGAGGTGGTGCTAATAATCATGGTGGTTCTGGGGTTATTATTTTAAAAATGCCAACAGGAATTTACACAGGCACAGTTTCAGGTTCACCAACAGTAACTACAAGTGGGTCAAACACAATTATTAAATTTACAGGAACAGGGAGTTATACAGCATAATGGCACATTTCGCAAAATTAGGAGAAGGCAACATTGTTGAAGATGTAATAGTAGTTAATAATGATGTTCTTCTTGATAAAAATGGAGTTGAACAAGAACAATTAGGTATTGACTTTTTACACAAACTTTTTGGAAGCAATACTACTTGGGTTCAAACATCTTATAATGCAAATTTTAGAGGAAACTTTGCAGGTAAAGGTTATACATATTTACAAGGTAGAGATAAATTTATTTCAAGTAGACCATACAATAGTAATGGCGTTTTTAAATCATGGTATTTGTCAGATGAAACTGGTGATTGGACACCACCTGTTGAAAGACCTAATGATGGTAAAAATTACAAATGGAATGAACAAGACCAAACTTGGGATTTAATTGAATAATGAAAGATACAAACGAATTAAATTTAGAAATAGAAAGAATTAAAGGCGATATAAAACTTATTGAACAATCATTAGACACAATTAAAAACAATCATTTATTTCATATTGAAAAATCAATTTCTGCGATAAACAAAGTATTATGGACTGTAGGACTTATGGTCTTTGGTCAACTAGCAATAGTTCTTAGAAACTTTATATTCTAATGTTTAAAATATTTGCAACTGTTTGTTTTCTAGCAGTTGGTGTTGAAGAACAGAATCTTTGTATGCAAGGATACTTACCTTTGAATAAACCGATTGTAACAGTAGAAAATTGCAATCAATCAATAAGAGAAATATCAGAATATATAGACGAAGATTTTAAACAAAGAAAAATATCAATTTATTTTGAATGTAGGAGAGACACTTATGGCACTACCAATACTTAATTTACTTAGCTTTGGCATAAAAACTGCGGCTAATATTTATCAAACAAAAAAAGAAACAAAAGAACTCGAAGCAATAGCTGAGAAAAAACATGTAGAAAGAATAATAAAAGGTGAAGTCGAATATAAAAAAGCTGTTATCGCAAGTAACGATAATGGTTGGAAAGACGAATTTGTATTGGTACTTATTTCCATTCCTATTTTGTTATTGGGCTATAGTGTTTTTAGCAACGACCCAGATATTCAACGGAAACTAGATTTGTTCTTTGCAAATTTTAACAACCTACCATTTTGGTATCAAGGATTATTTATTGGTGTCGTGGGCTCAATATATGGCTTGAAGGGTGTTGATTTAATGAAAAGGAAATAATGAAAATATCAGAAAACACACCTGTATCTATGCCTATGAAAAATTTAATTAGCATAGTGTCAGCGTGTTTAGTTGGTGCGTGGTTTGCATTTACAGTAGTTGAAAGATTAAATGTAATTGAGACTGAGCAAAAACTTATGATGTCTGATTTAGAATCAGCAAATGAATTTATTGTAGGTGTACCTAAAGGTAATATGGTGTCACCACAGATACAAGAGCTTTTTATGCTTGTTGAGTTTGTATCAAAAAATCAAGACAAACTTAAAACAGATGTAGAAATGGAATTACCAGAAATTAAAGCATTAAAATTACAAGTTGCTTTTCTTGAAGAACGATTAAAAAAAGCAGAAGAAATAATAGATAAGCTAAGAAATAACGGCACACACAAAGGAGAATAGAATGAAGACTGCGTTAGTAATTGCACTGCTCATGTTTACGGCAGACAGTGGAGATAAACCTTATGAATTTATGATTACTGATTCAATCGGAAATTGTCTTCAGCTAAAGCGTGAAGCCGAGAGAAATACAAACCCAGATAGAATAAGATGGAGTTGTAAAGAAGTCATGGCAGAACTAGAGATAGTTCATGGCAAATTACACATTAACAAAATAGTAGAGGAATAAACTAATGATTATATACGGAAAAACACCTGCTGATTGGAAAAACGAACTAATGTATCAGGCTAAGAATAACAAAAAAGCTATTATTGCTTTTATAATCTACTCAGCAATACTTATCGCAATCTAATATGGCTAAAGTACCTAAGTATGGTGCAGTAGTTGACTACGAAAAAACAATAAAAGGGACTTCCATTGGTCGTAGACCAAACACTTCAAGCATGAATAAACACAGGAGAAGACAAGGTGGAGCAAAAAAATATAGAGGACAAGGCAGACCCTAAAATAGAAGACATTATAGAAGAGTTACCTAAATTACTCGTAGCACACGCACATAAAAAATTAAAATCAGGAGAAGACTTAACAGCTTCCGAAATGAAAGTATGTTTAGATGTATGTAAAGCATACAGCAAGACAACCATAGGAGAAAAACCTGATAACATTTTAGATACAGTACCATTTGATACAGATGGATAAACGAATAAAGAATTTTAAAAACTTTTTGTACTTATGTTGGCAACATTTAAACTTACCAGAACCAACTAAAGTTCAATACGATATTGCAGACTATCTACAATCAGACGAAAAGCGTCTGGTTATACAGGCATTTAGAGGTGTAGGTAAATCATGGATTACTTCAGCCTTTGTATGTCACCAATTATTACTTAATCCACAAAGGAACATATTAGTTGTATCAGCAAGTAAAAGCAGGGCAGACGATTTTAGTACATTTACACAGAGACTTATTGCTGAAATGCCTTTACTACAGCACTTACAACCCAGAGATAACCAACGTCATAGTAAAGTTAGTTTTGATGTTGCACCTGCTCTTGCCAGTCATGCTCCAAGTGTTAAGTCAATGGGTATAACTGGTCAACTTACAGGTAGTCGTGCAGACTTAATTATTGCAGATGACGTAGAGTCCGCTAACAACTCGCAAACACAACTCATGCGTGACAGGCTTAGTGAGACAGTAAAAGAATTTGACGCTATTATAAAACCAAAAGTAGGTCGTATTGTATTTCTAGGTACGCCACAAACTGAAATGTCTTTATATAACTCTTTAGAAGAAAGAGGATACAAGACAAAGATATGGACAGCTTTATATCCAACTAAAGAACAGATTATTGGTTATGGAAATAAACTTGCTACTATTATTGGTAAAGTTTTAAACAAAGAAGGACAACCAACTGACCCTGAAAGATTTAATGAAATAGATTTGATGGAACGACAGTCTAGTTATGGTCGTTCAGGTTTTAACTTACAGTTCATGTTAGACACTACAATGTCTGACGCAAACAGATACCCACTTAAACTTAATGATTTAATTGTGTTGTCTGGTTGTTCTACATGGACAGAAGCTCCTGCAAAAATACAATGGGCTTCAGGACAAGACCAAATCAAAGCTCTTGACCCTGAGTTACCTAATGTAGGACTAAAAGGTGATTACTTTACTTCACCATTATACATGTCAGACGAATATACAAAATTTGAAGGCACAGTAATGTCCATTGACCCTAGTGGTCGTGGTGCTGATAAGACAGCTTATGCTGTTCTTAAGATGTTACATGGTGTTCTTTATCTAACTGCCATAGGTGCATTAGATGGTGGATACAATGATGAAACTTTAAAACAACTTTCACAGATAGCTAAGACACATGATGTTAATTATGTAGTCATAGAGTCTAACTTTGGTGATGGTATGGCTACAGCGTTGTTAAAACCTGTAATGGCAAACATACACCCATGTGAAATAGAAGAAGTAAGACACAGCATACAAAAAGAAAAACGAATTATAGATACCTTAGAACCTATTATGAATACTCATAGGTTAGTTATAGACGAAGGTCTTATTAAAGATGACTTTAGGCTAGAACCTGACCACCAGTTGTTTAGACAAATGACTCGTATTACGAGAGATAAAGGAGCTCTAAGGCATGATGACCAGATAGACGCCCTAGCAATAGCGGCTAACTACTGGGTTGAACGTATGGATAGAGACCAACAACTCTCATACAATCAACACAAAGCAGACCTTGTGGACGCAGAGTTAGAACAGTTCATGGAGAGTGCAATAGGTCGTAAAGTCCGCTCTGACAGGTGGATATAGTACCCATAGTAGACAACATGAAGGAGCTAAATGAAATACAGAGGCTTAATATACATGTTCTTTTTCGTATACTTACTGGCAAGTTGCTTTGCTAATAAAGTACACGCAAATGAATACCAAGACAGTTTTATAGAGACAATAAAAGGGTGTTTAAACGCCCATACAAAGCCCTCAGAGGCTATCGTACCTGAAGACCTAGTGATTGCTCAGGCAATAATTGAAAGCAACTGGGGTCGAAGTCGATTTGCTACGGAAGGCAACGCTTTATTTGG